CGGGCTATAGAATTGATATGAATATATATACCGTTGAGGGAAAGGGTGGATTTGAAACCGATTATAATTACATAACTAATTTTACAACTCAAGATGATAAAACAAAAAATAATTCAAAACATACTTCATAATACCAATCTTCGTTTAAAACCATCTAAAGTTTGTGATGGTGTAGGTTTATTTGCAATACAGCCAATTAAAAAAGGAGATGTGTTGTTACAAGATGTTAATGCAGATACAATGTTTATCAGTTGGGATGAACTACCTAGATTACATGATCATGTAAAATCGTATTTAAATACAATGTGTAATTCTACGAACGATGGAATATTTTTGTCTCGTACTCCAAATAATATCAATTTAGCATATTTCGTAAATCATTCTAATTCTCCGAATGTTACGCATGATTTGAATTTAGATGAATTTGTAGCATTGCGAGATATTGATATAGATGAAGAAATAGTTTGTGTATATACCCAAGAAGAAATGTGGTAACATATTTATTAATATGAAACTAATTAATTTACTATTCGAATCTAAACAAACTAACGATAAGTTTGAAGAATTTGCAGAAACTCGAGGTAAGGGTGCTGCTAAGATAGCTTCTACCGCTGAAGAAAAAGGTGGATTAGCATTGCTAACATGGCATCATTTCAAAGTGAAAGCTGCATACTATAAACGAGCTACTGCAGGAAAATTTGAAGTTGATTCTGCAAAAAAAGAATTTGCTGAGACTTTAAAAAAGATTTCATTGGATATGACACCAATTGAATTTCAACGCGAAGTTGGACGTTTGGAAGTATTAGGTGAATTGATTATACGAGATCAAAAAGGCAAATAATGATACGTTTAAAACATTTATTATCGGAGTCTCTAGTAAATGATGCTGAATTCCGTGCACAAGTAAAAGATTGGGAAGGTAAAGTTACTAATGCAGCTGGTCTTCATGTATCATATGATGATGAAACTGGTCGACCTGTACAATCTCCTAAAGAAGTAAAAGGAGTACTTACAATTGGTTATGGTACTACTAAAACTATATTTCCTGAATTAAAACCAGGATTAAAAATTTCTGAAAAACAAGCAGATAACTTGTTAACGAAAGGAATAAAAACCATCGAAGATACTGTTAAACGAAAAATTCCACAATACGATTCATATCCTAGATATGTACGCATGGCAATAATGAATGCATCATATCGTGGGGACTTAGGACCTGCTACAACTAAATTGATTAATCAAGGAGCTTGGAATAAAGTTTCAAAAGAATATCTAAACCATAGCAACTATACTAGCCCAGGATCATTAACTGGCGTTGTAAAACGAATGAAATCTAATGCCGATGCGTTCGATCGTTATGCAAAGGAACGTGCAAATAAAAAACCTGCAGATGCAGTAAAATCAAAACAAACATATAAAGGTAATGTTGGTAGAATGTTATATCCAAGAAAAACGCCGGATACCAATTTTGCTAACGTTAGAAATGAACCTGTTATTAATAATGGATTTTTTACTAACATTATTTCTAGAATTGAATGGCCGAACCCAGTTGGTGTAGCTAAGTCGAAAAAATTTGACGCACAAGGTAAGGCGTGGTATTATGTTGAATTACCAGCTGGTACTAGTTCGTCATATAAACATGGATGGGTACGATATGATGTAGTTACTGCAAATAAAACTGGAAAATACATATGATACGTTTAAAATCTTTACTAATTGAAAGCTCAACTACATATACATTATATGTTGATATGGGTGGTGTGTTATTTACAAAAATGGGTGCAGATCCAGGCGGAAAGGGGAAAAAGACCGAATTCATTGGCGAACGATTGTGGAATGCTATAAAAGATTTAGATCCAATAATTCTTTCAGCTGTTTCTAGCAAGGATAAAGAAAAAATCAAACTAGACCAAATCAATCAATATCTAAAACCAACACCTAAAGCTATATTTGTAACAACAGGTCCTGGAAAAAGTAGCAAAGCAACTCCTAAATCAATTTTAATTGATGACGATAGTAAGAATACAACGCCGTGGAAAGAGAAGGGCGGAATTGCAATTGAGCATGACGCAGATGATGTACAAGCTACAATCAAACAATTAAAAAAATATTTTGATTTGGATTAATGTTTGATTTTTCATATAATAAGTTATGACACAAGAAAATTTCATTGGGAAGTTATTGATGGCATCTATAAATCATATGAAAACAGATGATTGGGAATGGCCACCGAATTGGGATTTAACTAAAAAACAAAGATTTTTAAATCAATGTCTTGTATATGCAGAACAAAATGAATTATATGAACAATGTGCAATCATTAGAGATGTCGAAAAAGAAATTAACAAATAGAAGAGGTCAACATAAAGTAATTGTCCATAATGACAATCACAATACGTTTGAACATGTTATTAATTCGTTGATGGATGTATGCGGCCATGGATACTTGCAATCAGTACAGTGTGCTACTATAACTCATACAAATTCAAAGTGTGCAGTGTACACTGATAGCTATGATGAATGCATTCAAGTTCAACGAGAATTACAATCATTAGGTATAACCGTTTCAATTGAAAAATGCTAGAACAAATAATTAAAATTAGAATTGCATTGCTGCACGCAACATATCATAGAAATATGAAACGTGCGGAGAAATGTAGACAACAATTAGATATTGTTAAATTTAAAAAGTATGTCTATGCTGCGGAAGATGCATGGCGTAAATTAGTTATATTATCAAATAAATTAAAACCAAATGGGTAGAAAATCAGCTCACACCGGAATGTCTCCGAAGGATCGCTCCATTAACATAATGGACAAGTTTATCACAAGAAATCAAAATAAACAAAAAGATCGACCATTTCAATCTGCACGTAGAAAAGACCCGGATGTTCCGATTCATATGTGGCCATTGAACGATCAAATTGAATATTGGGAAAATAGAACCGACAGCGATCGATTCGATGATTTGTATCCTATCTATTCTTATTGGATTGATGAAGTACAACGATTATCTAAAGTACATCCGACATTCTTTGCAGATTGTACATTAAAATTAAAACCAATGTTGTTGGAAATGTATGATGCAAAAACACCAACAAAAGATACAGTTGCTGAATTAAGAAAGCATGGAGTTTATTAATGGAAGATAAACAATATAAGTATGTATATGGCATCGGTAAGACTGCCTTAGATATTCCAGAAAGCGAAATACGTTATGCAATGGAGAATACAAAGTCTAATGCAGAGGCAGCTCGCTTTCTGAAAGTATCGTTTACTACTTATAAAAAGTATGCTCGATTATATACTGATAGAGATTCGGGTAAAACATTGTATGAATTACATAAGAATCAATTTGGGATAGGAATTCGTAAGGATGTTGCAAATGCTCGTAAAGGTATTTACTCGATTGATAATGTACTCGAAGGCAAGCATCCTAACTATCCTTCATGGAAGCTACGCAATAGACTATTAGCATTAGCTATACTGCCAGAAGAATGTGCAAGTTGCGGATATTCGGAACGAAGAATAACAGATGATACAGTGCCACTTCGTTTAGATCATTTAGATGGTGATGACACAAATCATTGCATTGACAATTTGCAAATGCTATGTCTCAATTGTTATTATCAACAAACAGGCAATCCGTATAATGAAAATAAAGACACTTATTGGAATTACAATTTACTTGAGTGATATTTATTAATATGATATCAATGAAATCACTTATTATCGAAGGCCGTTATGATAGTTTGGTTACGAGACTATCTAATAAATTGCTACAAATAATCAAAGATAGTTTTGCTGCAACAACTGATCCGGAAGGCTCTTTTAGTGGCGAAAAGATTTATTTTAAACAAGGAGAGGATGTTCCGAATATCGAAGACCCTGCTACCTTTGATAACATTTATTTTGAAGAAGTAGAAAATACAGATATCCCTGTTGAATTTTATTTAGAATTAAAAGTTCAATGGATTGAAGGATTAGATGATTTACATGTTGGCGGAGATGCATATAACAATACAAAAAGAAATTCAGATGAACTGCCACTTATTGAAATACGATTCAAATTAGATCCTGCAGAATATCCGCAACTATTATCTGACGTTGCAATGGATCTTCGCGATACACTTCGTCATGAAATTGAACACGTAACTCAATCAGGTTGGAATACAATTGATAGCAAATTCATTCCATCAGATCAAGCATTGAGAAAAAAAATTGAAACTGGTGCATTGCCGCCAGCACGTTATTTTACATTGCCTAAAGAAATAGATGCAATGATTCAAGGTTTATATTTACGTGCTAAAAAAACAAGAACACCATTTTCTAAAGTTATCAATGATTATTTAGATATTTGGGTAAACAATAAATCAATTACTCCGGAAGATAAAATGCAAATATTATCAGTATGGAAAAAACGAATACCACAACTAGGAATTCGTCAGGAGATATAATGGCAAAGATTAAAGGTGTTGACGGAAAAGCATGTTGGGATGGATATCGATATGCTGGAACTGAAAATGGTAAAGACAAATGCATTAAGGTTGAAACTATGGAAGAAATGTCAATTTGTACAGAATGTGCAATTGCAATGATGGAAGACATCAAGGCAGGTAAATTCAATGTAGTAACAGAAGCAGAATATCAAGGCCGCAAAGTCCAATTAGGCAAACCAATGCGAGGCGACGTTAAGAAATTCAAAGTATACGTTAAGAATGCTAAAGGCAACGTTGTAAAGGTTAACTTCGGCGACCCTAATATGAGAATACGTAAGAGCAATCCAGCACGTAGGCGTTCATTTAGAGCTAGACACCGTTGTCAT